CCCATTTGTCCATACGAACATATGATGAAACTCTAGTACTACCAACCATATTAGGATCTGGTCGAACACCAATGCCTTCAAGGAAATTAACCAAACCAATACGTTCAATCATCTCTCCAGTACGTTCGTGCTCTAATGCATTCTCCGCGAAGAAGTCAACAACTTCACTGGCTAATTCTTCAATCTTCTCAAAGTCTTCAGGGGTTTCCATCTTCATAAATGGTACAATAACAGTACCAAATAAGTCACCAATTTTAAGAGTACGTTTACCACCCATTAGAATGCTGATACCTTTATCATCACCCGGAGCAAGAATATATTGTTCCTTCTCCCCAGGCTTAATGTACTTATGTACCATAGGAGAAACAGCATTCAAGCAATGCATACACTTAACACAATTCTTATTATCAATTGCTATTGAGTTATCATCTTCTAAGTGTAATGCATCGGTAGGACAACGTGAAATGATATTATCGTGTACATACTTAGTACCTTTATCATCAACCATTGCCTTCCACATTTCTTGATTGATTTTAATATCATCACGCCAAGTACCAATAGTGGCAAAGTCACTTCGACCAATTGAGTTCATACAGTCGTTAGCACACCCTGAAACTTTAAACTTCAGCTTGTATGGTAATGCTGGACGATGCATATCATCTAAGAAGGCATTAACAAGAGTTCTAAGAACTGCTTGCTCATTAACGTTTGACATTTCACAACGTGAAGCACCAACACAAGACATACCTGTACGTACTGCTGGACCTGCACCACCCATATCAAAGCCGTAGTCATTGAAGGTATTAAAGATCTTTTGGGTATTCTCTTCTGTTGACCCTTGTAACATAATGTCACCAGACTGACCATGGAATGCGATTAAACCAGAACCACCATTATCAGTAAACATATCACACATATCTCTTAATAGAGTAGATGTATAATGCATTCCTGCAGGGGGTTGGATTCTTAATGTATGGAATTCAGAAGCAGCAGGGAATTTATATGAACCGTCTTCATTCTTTAATTCGTTGAAACGTGGAATTACGCCACCACCATAACCGATAACACCAACAGTGCCACCTTTCCAGTAACCTACTTTAGTTACGTATGAGGTTTCAAGTGTACCAAGTACGTCACGTGCCATTGGAGCCCCTTCGTGAGTATCATTAGCTAAACGCTTAAGACCTGTAACAAATGATGGCCAAGGGCCATTCTCTAATTCATCTAGGTTAGGAGTATTATACAATGCCCCAGGTTTAGTATTCTCTTCTGTATCCCTATTCGCCATTTGCTTTAACAAATCTACTGCCATATTAACTCCTTATAATATTATCGTATATTAATATATATACTTCTTACAAGTATATTTATAGAATAAATTATTCGGTTTTATCGCACGGGGGAGGTGGTGGCATCACTTGCTGCATCATCTGCTGTGGGATTTGAAACATCTGATTGAAAAATGCACTTGCCGCTAGGGAAAGTACTACTGTAGTTATAAAAACTATTACACAACGTCTGATCATTATACTATCTCGAAATAAGAATAATTGAAGGAAATTATTGCGGTAAGATATTCTATGTCTGCTATAGTAATATCAAATGGCAATGCCGAAAGGCTAGTTGGATAGGCATCAATAAATCTAATTTGTTTAACCAGATTGTTAGCTGAGCTATATATGTTTAGAGTTACATCTCTTACATTGGATGCGGAATCATTATCATTAACCTGATTGTATAACCAATCATATATCTCCTGATAGTTAACTAGATCTTCATCTACAATAAAAGAACACTCGAATGGACCATAGACTATCTTGTCACTAGCTATAGCAATATTCCTTGAGGGGGTTGAAAGAGGTGCGCCGTCGACTATAACATCTGGTAGTACCATTGTTTGAATAGTAAACTCTGCTTCTGGATATACAGTCTTATCGATCTGTAGTACAAAGGAGGTAGGGGTTAGGAAGTTCTGACTTGGCATAATACTATTTATATAGATTTAGTATTATTTATAACAATAAAAAACCCCTCCGAAGAGGGGTTCCTAGATTCATCTATTAACTAGTTATTATACACCAGTTACTTTGAAGATTCTGAAGTAAACATTGTTACGTGCACCAGCTGTGGTGAATGGATTATTAACCATACCATATCTAGTCTTGAAACCGATACGTGGCTGGAAGTCATTCTCGCCAATCGTTTTCATCATTGATAATGGAACGTATGGACAGTAGAACATACCTGCATCATATGGGTTAGTACCCTTGTAACCAACTGTTACGTAGTCAACCGTTGCATATGGATCAACATATACTTTGATCTTACCGTTTAAAGTACCAGCAAATAAGTTGCCAGTAGTATCAACGTTTTCAATCGGTGATTTACCACTAATACCTAAGCCAGTATCTAATACGCCTGCAGCATTAAGTGCAGCAGCTACGTTACCAGAAGTAACAATGAAGTTACCTTTACCACGACGAGTAGCAATTGCAATTTCATTACATTCCTTCTCGATTGCAGTTACTAGACCTTTGTATCTTTCCACAGCCCATCTACCATCAGCATCAGCTGTTAGGTCGAATGTGCCAGGTGTTGCAGTACCAGCTGCACCAAGAACCGCATCAATGTTTGTCTGACGGATAATCTCACGATTCATTTCCGCTAAGATTTCAGTTGATAGGATATTGGCTAACTCTGATTCAGCATTAAGACCATGTACAGCTTTAAGATCTTGAGCTAATTCCATTGTGTACTGAGCTTTCAGTGCACGAGATTTAGCAGTAACTGTTGTCTTATCGATTGAGAATGCCATCTCGTTCCATGCATTACCAGTATTACCTAATGCTTCAGAATCTGAAGTTGACATACCAACACCACGTGAATATGCAGCATCGAACGGATCACCGCCACCTGCATGAGCTAAACCAGCAGCTTGATCACCAGAGAAGTCAGTATCAGCTTCATTGAATGCTGATTCTGTGCCTGTCTGTGATGTGTAGCGTGACTTCATCGCGAAGATCATGCCAGTTGGACCAGTCATTGGTTGTACACCAGCAATATCAAATGCTAGTAAGTTCGGGGTAGCACGTCGTACTAAAGAAATTAGGATTGGATCCCAACCTTTAACACCAGTACCTGCAGGAGCGTGGCCAGCGTTAGCAGCAACCTCCGTAAGCATACCCATTTCGTTTCTTTCTGCTGCAAAAGCTTTTTCTTGGTTTTCAAGAACTACTGCAGTAACGGCACGTTTGTGCGCGTCATGAATAGTACCAGCTTCCTCAGCATCAAGTACCGGAGCCCATTTCTCCTGTAATTGTTTTGTATTTAATTCCATTGTTTTCTCCTTAAGAATTATATGTTGTTAATGGCATTCATGTATGCAGACATATTGCCTGATAGTACTTGAGTGTCGTCTTGTTGTTTATCTTCTGTAATAGCATCGATATTATCGGCGCTTGTTACTTCAGTGTCGTCTTTGTTAAGGTAAGACTCTTTAATTGTTGCAACCTTAGCTTTATATTCTTCCAAATCACCAGCATCAATAGCTTCTGATAACTCAGTTAATTTTGCAGCTTCCGTAGCAGCTAAACCTTCACATGCTTCAGCAATAACTTGTTTTCTTTCAAAGTCTTTGACTTGTTCAGATAACTTAATATTTGCTTCTGTAGCTGTATTCAATTGATCCTTAGCATCTTTAGCTTCTTCAGATAATTGGTCGATCAGATCGCCCTTATCTTCTGGAACCGTAATGTAATGATCTTCAAATACTTTACCAAGTGAATTAATAAATGATTCAGTAATTTCTGATTTCAAACCATGCTCAATAGCAACTTCGTTATCAGTCATCCAGTTCTCAACTACATAGTTAAGATAACCATCAACTTTATCTACTAGATCTTCTTTAATAGCTTTTACTTCTTCCGACAAATCAGATACATACTGCTCTTCTAATTTACCGATCTTTGTAGCAACCTTTGATTGTAAAGCAGCTTCGAAAATAGTAGCAGCCTTCTCTTTGAAGCCTTCAGATAAAGACTCTTCGCCTTTAACTAATGCATCAAGATCCTCTTTGAAGTCTTCTTCTTTCTCGACTTTCTTAGATTCTTTTTTAGCTTTCTTATTTTCTTTCTTGTCTTCTACTTCACCTTCGTCTTTATCACCATCTTCATCATCGCCTTCTTCTTCGTCATCGTCATCATGACCGAATTCTGCCACAGCTTTCTTGGCTTTTGCCTTTTCTGCTGCTTCGAAGATTGCATCCAGCTCTTCTTTATTCATCTCTGATAAAGAAGCGTTAATTGCTGAGATCGTTCTAGATGTTGTTAAAGGTGCCTCAATAGTTGTTTCTTCAACAACTACGTCATTAGTTTCCTCAACAATAACATCTTCAGCAATTACGTCATTTTCTTTTATATCTTCTGACATATTTTTACTCCTGTAAGAGTTATAGTTTAGAGAGGAAATGTTCAAAGCCTGCTAAGTTGGCATCAGTGTTATCCACCTCTTCCTTAACTTCCACCTGCTGTATCATTTCTGTCTCACCTTGTTCAATTACCTGTGTATAATGACCCTCGGTCAATTCCCAGTCAACACCTTCCATAATGCCATTTACAAATGCATTAGGTGCTGAGGGGTCTTGAACGATATCAACTGTTGCAAGATGAAAATCATCCTTCACATAGTTAATGCCATCTTTCATTTCCAGGCTTCCCATACCACGACTTGAAACACCAAGTTGTACACCGCCTTCAACCAAACCTTTTACGATTTGTCCCATAGGAGTATCCAAAATAAGTGCCTTTCCAA